TAACAGACATTATTAACAATATCAATTGGCGTCATCAGACGATATCAAATATTATAAAATGGAAACAATTCGAGTCAGGAAACTAAATCACGCTAATCTTCACATTCAATGTGATAGCGGTACTGCACAAGAATTAAATGAGTTTTTCTCGTTTTATGTTCCTGGCTATAAATTCATGCCTGCATTTCGTAATAAAATGTGGGATGGAAAGATTCGATTGTTTACAGTTATGTCAGGCGAATTGCCAGCCGGACTTTATGAACATCTCTTACAATTTGCAGAACAAAGAGATTATCTAGTAGAACTAGANNATTCTCCATACGGTAAAGCAAACGACTATAATAAAGTAGAAGTAAAAGATGTTTACAACTATATTGAGTCTCTTGGTATGCCGTACACCATTCGTGACTATCAGTTTGATGCAGTATCAACTGGTATTCATAGAAAACGCGGTGTACTTCTTTCTCCTACTGGTTCTGGCAAATCTCTTATCATCTATGCTCTTACTCGTTGGTATCTCGAAAATCATAATAAAATGGTTTTGATTATTGTACCTACGACTTCTCTTGTTGAACAGATGACAGGAGACTTTCATGACTATGGATGGGATGTCGATAATAACGTACATAAGATCTATTCTGGTAAAGATAAAGTTACACAAAAAAGAGTAGTTATTAGTACATGGCAATCAATCTATAAACTACCAAGGCAATGGTTCCATCACTTTGGTATGGTTATTGGTGATGAATGTCATGGATTCAAATCTAAATCACTTATGTCAATTATGAACAAGGCATCCGAAGCAGAATACAGATTCGGAACAACAGGAACATTAGATGGAGCTCAAACACATGAACTCGTACTCCAAGGTTTATTCGGTAAAATATATCGTGTTACCACTACAAAAATACTACAAGACAACGATACACTTGCACAGTTGCGGATTAAGAGAATTGTCTTACAGTACAATCAACAAGTACGTAAAGAATTCGGTAAAAGAACTTACCAAGAAGAAATAGATTTTATTGTAAGTAATGATTATCGTAACAAATTTATTCGTAACCTTGCGCTNGACCTAAAAGGTAATACACTCATTCTCTACAATTATGTAGAGAAACATGGCAAACCAATATTTAATCTAATTGATGAAAAAGTAGAAGAAAATAGAAAAGTTTTCTTTGTATCTGGTGATGTAAGTGCAACTGACCGTGAAGCCATTCGTGGTATTGTAGAAAAACAAAAGAATGCTATCGTCGTTGCTTCCCTGGGTACCTTTTCAACAGGGATAAATATTAAGAATCTGCATAATATTGTCTTCGCATCTCCAAGTAAATCTCAAATTCGTGTATTACAGAGTATTGGTAGAGGTCTTCGAAAGTCAGATGATGGTAGTGCTACTACACTCTATGATATATCTGATGACATTAGCTGGCAGAATAGAAAAAATTATTCACTATTGCATTCCTTTGAGAGGCTTAAAATGTATCAAAAAGAACAATTCGATTATAAGACAGTACAACTTGAGATCAAATCATGAATGATTTCTATAAGCAATTTAAGCTTACTAACGGTGATGAAGTAATTTGTGAACTAGTTGAATCAGCTGATGACGAAGGGGCTGATGTTATTATCCGTAAAGCAATGAAAGTAGTCGTCGCTGACGATCTTGAATCTGGTGTCAGATACTATACTCTTAAGCCGTGGGTTTCTTTTCAAGATGAAACCTCTGACCTGGTATGCCTTAATTCTATTCATATTATTGGAGAAGCTACTCCTTCTGAAACGATATTGTTGCATTACGCAGCAGCTCTTCAAGAGACCGATAAATACAATGCCGTAAGACGCGCAGGTCTGACTCTGAAAGAAATAGAAGAAAAGATGAAAGAACTTACCGAAGAACAAATGGATGAATTTCTTGACCAAAAATATGCTGAACTTAAAGCAGGTGTTGAGATTGAAAAGGATTCTGATTCTCCTAACGTAATATTATTTAAACCCAAAAACAATAACTACCACTAAAAAAGAGTACTACTGCCTCCCGGAAAACTTTATAGTTTATTATAACATGTTTGGCAGAAAAGTACACACTTATATTTTCCTCTAAATACAAAATTATCCTATTTACAAATGCTTTAGGATAGTATATAATAACTATATAATTAAAGGAGGCGACATGGCACGCACTAAACGAGCTAGTATTCATTACGTTAATAACGCTGAATTTTCTCAGTCCGTAGTTGAATATGTAGAATCAGTTCAATTGGCCAAAAAACAAAATCAACCACTTCCTATCGTACCTGACTATATTGCTCAGTGTTTCTTACGAATCGCTGAAGGTTTGTCTCACAAATCTAATTTTATTCGCTACACNTATCGCGAAGAGATGGTTATGGATGCAGTTGAAAATTGTTTAAAGGCTATCGAAAATTATAACTTAGAAGCAGCGACAAGAACAGGCAAACCAAATGCTTTTGCTTATTTTACTCAAATTACTTGGTATGCATTTTTACGTCGTATTGCAAAAGAAAAGAAACAACAAGATATTAAACTAAAATATTTAACAAAATCTGGTATTGAAAACTTTATGGTTAATGAACATGGTGATGACATGACTCAGCAAGTTGCAGGCGCATTTATCGATACGCTTCGCGGTCGTATTGAAAAAGTGAGACATGTTGATGCAGAAGTAAAAGAAATGGTACAGGAAGAAAAACAAAAACGTAAACGTATATCAAAGGGTGACTCTGATTTGTCGGAGTTCCTACAGTGAAAGTAGCGGTACTCAATGACACACATTGCGGTATTCGTAACTCTTCCGAAATCTTTCTCAACAATGCAGCAAAGTTTTATTCAGAAGTCTTTTTTCCTTACTGTCAAGAAAACGGGATTGAACAAATCCTACACCTCGGGGATTATTACGACCATCGTAAATTTGTAAACTTTAAGGCGCTTAACCATAATCGCAAACATTTTCTTGATCCACTTCGTAAGTATAAGATGAAGATGGATATTATTCCTGGTAATCATGATACGTATTACAAAAATACAAATGACCTTAATTCTTTGAAAGAATGTCTAGGCCATTACATGAATGAAATTCATATTGTAATGGAACCACGTGTAATGGAATATGGTTCATTAAAGATTGCTCTTCTTCCATGGATTAATTCTGAGAATTATGAGTCGTCAATGAAGTTTATTCGCGAATGTAAAGCTGATTGGTTGGGTGGACATCTTGAATTAAATGGATTTGATCTCATGAGAGGTGTCAAGAATATGCATGGTATGGATCATAAGCTATTCTCTCGATTTGAGATGGTTTTATCAGGACATTTCCATACNGCATCTCAGCAAGATAATGTATGGTATCTTGGTAGCCAATTCGAGTTCTTTTGGTCAGATGCACATGATCCTAAGTACTTTCATGTGATTGATACAGAAACTCGTCAAATAGAAAAAATAAGAAATCCACACACTATATTTGAAAAAATAGTGTACAATGACGAGAAAATAGATTATAATAACTATAATGTCGAAAACTTAGATAACAAACTAGTTAAAGTGGTTGTTGTAAATAAGTCAGATTTATTTACGTTTGACAGATTTATTGATCGTATTCAAACAAGGAATATCCATGAACTCAAGATTGCCGAGAACTTTCAAGAATTTCTCGGTGAAAATATTGAAGATGAGAAGATTAATTTTGATGACACTCAAGAGATTGTTGATTCATATATTGACGCAGTTGATACAGATCTTGACAAAGGCAAAATTAAGATTCAAGTACGCGAACTTATGACCGAAGCACAAGCACTGGAATTTCAATGATCCTTTTTTCTAAATTACGTTATAAGAATTTCCTGTCATCAGGTAATAACTTTACAGAAATAGAACTTAATAAAAATAAATCAACTCTTGTAGTTGGTCAAAATGGCGCTGGTAAGTCAACCATGCTCGATGCTCTATCATTCGCGCTGTTTGGTAAAGCACACCGTAACATTAACAAAATGCAATTGGTGAATTCAATCAATAATAAAGCATGTATGGTTGAAGTCGAATTTGCAATTGGTAGTAATCAATTTAAAGTGAGCCGCGGTATCAAACCAAATGTGTTTGAGATTTGGAAGAATGGAACACTGATTAATCAGTCATCTCATTCAAAAGAATATCAGAAGATCCTCGAACAAAACATTCTCAAGTTGAACCATAAATCTTTTCACCAGGTAGTTGTATTGGGTAGCTCTTCATTTATTCCCTTTATGCAATTACCTGGTGGTCACAGAAGAGAAGTGATTGAAGATCTTCTTGACATTAATGTATTCTCTAAGATGAATATCATCTTGAAAGAAAGAAATACTTTATTAAAAGAGAAGATNGGNAATATTAATTATGACATTGACATTGTCAAGACGAAGATTGACGGTCAAAGAAAATACATTCGTGATGTCAACGATCTAATCGGTCAAAATATTTCAAAGAAGAAAAATGATATTGCTCAGTATCAATCAGAAATCGCAGAACTCCAACAGTCAAATACTACTCTTTCTGCACATGTAGAAGCAAAACAAAACCCGATTAAGGATGAACTTAGTACGCTTAATAGTAAGAAACAGGCTCTTCTACAGTATACTGCACAATTCAAACAACAGATGACGACGGTGGCAAAAGATGCAAAATTCTATGAAACCAACGAGGAATGTCCAACATGTTCCCAAGATATTAGTCCTAAACTTAGAGAAGAAAAACTTACGTTTGCGAAAAGTAAAGCAAAAGAACTTAAATCAGCAATGGATAGGGCGGCTATCGAGTCAACTGCTATTGAACAGAGTATTGAACGGGCAAATGATTCATTTTCCGAAATCAGAGAAAAGCAATCGGAAATTCATTCTAATAATCAAACAATCAATCGGTTACAAACACACATACAGTCTCTTGAAAGCGATCTAACTGGTCCAGAATCTGCTGATCTAGAAAAAGCAAAGAAAGATCTATCTGAATTTGAAGACAATAGATCAAATTTATTAGAACAGAAGATGAAGTACTCGGAAGAATTCAGCTATAATTCTGTTATTGTAGAGATGTTGAAAGACACTGGTATTAAGACTAAGATTATCAAGCAGTATCTACCTGTAATGAACAAGCTTGTAAATCAGTATCTGCAAATCCTTGATTTCTTTGTACACTTTCATCTTGACGAATCATTTCAAGAAGTAATTCGTTCTCGACACAGAGATGAGTTTACCTATGATTCATTCTCTGAAGGTGAGAAACAGAGAATTGACTTGGCTCTCTTGTTTACATGGAGACAGGTGGCAAAGATGAAGAACTCGGTAGCAACCAATCTTCTTCTACTTGATGAGACGTTTGATTCATCTCTTGATCATGACGGTGTAGAAAATCTACTGAAAATTCTATACACTCTTGGTGATGATACGAATGTGTTTGTCATTTCTCATAAGGGTGAAATCCTTGACGGAAAATTCAATAACAAACTTGAATTCATTAAGGAAAAGAATTTTAGTAAAATGAAAAATAACAGTGTACAAGCTAATGAACTTGTGTTATAATATACTTATCTTTTGGAGGATATATAATGGAATTAAATGAATACACCCTAAGCGTCTTGAAGAACTTCTCAGGAATCAATCCTAATATGATGATTCGACAAGGTAGCGTAATTAAAACTATTTCGGAAGCTCGAAACGTATTAGCAACAGCTGTTGTTGATGTAGAGTTTCCACAAGACTTTGGCATCTATGATCTCAATGAGTTTATCGGTGTCTTAGGATTGGTTGATGTTCCTCGACTAAAATTTGCTGAAGAATCAGTAATTGTTGGCGACTCAACTGGTCGATCAAAGGTCAAGTATTTTTTCTCTCCTCTCGAGACATTGACCACCCCTCAGAAAGATATTACTATGCCAGAGGCAGAAGTAAAGTTTACTCTTACACAGGAGACACTAAACAAGATTAAGAGAGCCGCATCCACTCTCGGTCATGATGAAGTGTCAATTACTGGCGAGAATGGAGTAATTAGTCTTTCTGTTGTAGATAGCCAGAATTCAACATCAAATGCCTTTTCGATCGATATTGATGGCGAATATCCTGCCGATGCAAGTTTTAAATTTATTATTTCAATCTCTAATCTTAAGATCCTTAGTGGTGATTACGATGTTGAATTGTGTAGTAAAATGATTTCTTGCTTTAAGCATAAAGAACTTAACGTTAAGTATTGGATTGCACTTGAAAAAACATCTTCGTACGGAGTATAAAATGACGAAAGAACCAGATAAAATTGATCACCTTCTTACAGTTTCTAACCAAGTTGCTCGTAGCACTGTAGCTGTAGTAGATGCTATCACTCAGCGCGGTGGGTTTAAAGGTGAAGAACTTTCAACTATTGGCAAATTGCGTGATGACGCAATTCAAGTCATTCAAGTTGTAGAAAACATTCAACAAGAAAAGGCGATGGAAGACGAATAAGCTATTTACAAGTCCGTGAATATGTGATATAATTATTTTTTGTTATGAGGATTTGTGAATGTCAAATGACTTCCTATGGGTCGAGAAATATCGTCCCCGCACTATTAAGGATACCATCTTACCGGCATCCTTAAAGACTACTTTCCAAAAGATGGTAGATACCGGTGAATTGCAAAATATGCTTTTCACCGGTACTGCCGGTCTTGGAAAAACAACTGTAGCTCGAGCATTATGTAACTCACTTGATCTTGACTATATTGTTATTAATGGTTCTGAAGAAGGTAACATCGATACTCTTCGAACTAAAATTAAGCAATTTGCTTCAACTGTTTCTTTACAAGGTGGCTACAAAGTAGTTATCCTTGACGAGGCAGATTATCTTAATCCGCAATCTACACAGCCGGCTCTTCGTGGGTTTATTGAAGAGTTTTCTAATAACTGTCGATTTATTCTTACATGTAACTTTAAGAATCGTATTATTCAGCCACTTCATTCTCGCTGTGGTGTATATGAATTCAATACAAGTAAGAAAGATATGGTTGGTCTCTGTGGCCAATTTATGGATCGTGCTGCAGATATTCTCTATAAAGAAGAAGTATCTTTTATTGCCACAGCTCTTGCTGAATTAATTATGAAGTATGCCCCTGATTGGCGTAGAGTGCTTGGTGAACTGCAGCGGCATTCTGCTGGTGGTCAACCAATCGATTCATCAATTTTACATAGTCTTTCTGATAAAAACTATGATGATCTTTTTTCTCATCTTAAGAAAAAAGACTTTAAAAAGATGCGTTCATGGGTTGTCAATAATATTGATACAGATGCATCGGCTATCTTTCGATCCGTTTATGATAGAATGTGTGATAAAGTTGAACCTCAATCGATTCCACAGTTGGTTCTTCTTCTTGCTGAATACCAATATAAGAATGCGTTTGTGGCTGACCATGAACTCAATGTGGTAGCATGTTTAACAGAGGTAATGGCTAATGTTCGATTCAATTAAGCTAACGCTCTACACTCAAACCAATTGCGTTTTTTGTGAAATCATGAAAGCAAAACTTAATGATTGGGGATTCACCTATCAAGTGGTGAACATAAAAGAAAATAAAAATGCTCTTATGTTTATTAAGAATGAAGGTCATAAAACTGTACCTCAACTCTACTGGAATAAAGTTCATTTGAATAAAGTTAATACAGATGAATTTACACAGTTACATTTAGAAGAAGCTCTTGATTTGGATAACTATACAGGTGGAGTAGAATACTTTGGAAAATAAAGAACTTACTACACTCATCATAGCATTGATGCTAGGATTTATGTGTAGCTTTCATTCTGAATGGCTTGGATGGGTAGCGGGTCTGGGCTCGTACGTCTTTTTTCGTTGGGTACAGAGAGGACCATATAATAGTTGGGATGAGGATCAACTATGAATCCATTTGAATACTTAAATGCAATCAATGATACCAAAAAAGATATTATGGTTGATGACATTGCGGAAAAAGCTTATAACCCATTTATGGTTAATCGAGGTCTTTCTTATTTCAATGACACAGTTATCTATGCTAATGCAATGAATCGTCTTCATCATTTAGATCATCGTTTACAATTCGACTTTTATATAAATAGTATTCGAAAGCGTAAAAGGTTTTCTAAATGGATCAAACCTGATACTGCTAGTGACGTGGAAGTTGTTAAGGAATATTATGGCTATAGTAATGAAAAAGCCCGCCAAGCCTTATCCCTTCTCACATCTGAACAGATTAATGATTTGAAGAAAAAGGTATATAAAGGTGGAAGAAAATAATAATATCGTCGAATGGACGCCAGGATCAATGCTGGAAATAACATTGAACGAGCCGGATGATTTCTTAAAAGTTAGAGAAACACTAACACGTATCGGTGTCGCATCTCGTAAAGATAAAAAACTATTTCAGTCATGTCATATTTTGCATAAGCAAGGTAGATATTTTATTGTACATTTTAAGGAGCTATTCCTCCTTGATGGTAAGAAATCTAATCTTGAAGAGAATGATATTGCCCGTAGAAATACGATTGCTCAGCTAATGAGTGACTGGGGATTAATTAGTGTGGATGATGGTACACAAATAGAACCACTTGCACCAATGAGACAAATTAAGATTATTCCTTTTAAAGAAAAGAATGATTGGGAACTTTGTCCAAAATATAATATTGGAAATAAATGAGTTTTTCCTATTTACTTTTTAAAAAAAGTAATTATATATAGATTAGAGATGCCGATAGTCGGGTCTCATTTTAACCTTGCATAAGTCATGGAGGTACATATGACTGGAACATTCGCTTTTCCGCGAAACGCATTTCTTGGTTTCGACCACATCTTTGATCAGCTTGAAAACATTCATAAGCATTCAAAGGATACCTATCCACCACATAACGTAGTGAAAGAGGATGAACTAAAATATTCCTTAGAACT